TTTCTAAAATTCTTGAACTTAAATTATTTTGAAATGGAATACATACATTTGCTTGTGGATTTAATGGTGGATATTCAAAATTATTTTGTTCTAAATCTCTATACCACCATGCTGGATTTGTTGCTCTAGATTGTTCCGTTGTTAATTTATTACATGTTGGATATTGAATAGCTTCATTTGGCACGTTATATTTTTGGTATTCATTTTTTCCTAAACAATCTCGACTTAAAATTCTATTTACACCTCTTAAATCACTCTCTAAATTAATTGTATTTGTTCTTAAGTTTCCTGCCCATTTTTGAGGAATAATTTGGGGATCTTCCATATAACAAGGTTTATCACTATTTCCTGGAACATTTAATATCCATCTACCTGGATCAGTTGATTGCTGTAATGATTTTTTTGTTCTACAATTGTCATATTTAAATCTTGTAAATGCCATTTTATATATTTATATGATATATTTTAATTTAAATACTTTTTTATTTTTAATATTAATGGAACTTGTATTGAATGAGTCAAAAACACCAACATTATGTTTAAATATGATTGTTAAAAATGAAAGTCGTATTATTAGAAGATTATTTGATTCCGTTTCATCCATAATTGATTCTTATTGTATCTGCGATACTGGCTCAACGGATAATACTATTCAAATTATTGAAGATTATTTTAAAGAAAAACAAATACCCGGTAAAGTTATTAATGAACCTTTTAAAAATTTTTGTTATAATCGTAATTTTGCTTTGCAAGCTTCTATCGGATTGTCTGATTATGTCTTATTTCTTGATGCTGACATGATTCTTGAAGTTAAAAAATTTGATAAATCTATTCTCAGTAAAGCTGAAAGTTTTAATATTCTTCAAGGAAATGACTCATTCTACTATCAAAACTTGAGAATAGTTAAAAATAATGGACTATATAAATATGTTGGAGTTACACATGAATATATTGATACACCACAAAATAACACTATCATTTGTCTAGATAAAAAGGATATTTTTATTAGAGATATTGGTGATGGAGGCGCTAAAAATGATAAATTTGAACGTGATATTAGATTACTTCTTGATGGCATTAAAGAAGAACCTAATAATGTACGTTATTATTTTTATCTAGCTAATAGTTATTATGATTCTGGACGTTTTGGAGAAGCTATTAATGTATATAAAAAACGTATTGAATTTCGTGGTTGGAAAGAAGAAGTCTGGTATAGTTATTATAGAATTGGCTTATGTTTTAAAAATATGAATAAATTTTCTGATGCTTTATTTTATTGGTTAGAAGGTTACGACTATTATCCTGAACGTCTTGAAGGAATATATGAAATTATTAAACATTATAGAATTGAATCTAAACATAAATTGTGCTTAAAATTTTACAACTTAGCAAAAGAAATTCTTGATAAAAATGAAAATAGAGATTCTTATCTTTTCTTACATAATGATATTTATTTACATAAGATTTATTATGAATATACTATATTTGCAGCCTATTGTAATATTACTAATATTGATAAAGAAATTATTAATGTATTTAATAATTCTACCAACGGACCTGAATTAGATAATATTTTGTCTAATATGAAATTTTACAAAAACATTTTACACAAAAAAGCAGTATTTAATGCTGATAGCATTATTAATTCTGTAGTTAATGGAGAGAACGTTAAATTCTTGTCTTCGTCCAGTTGTTTAATTAAAAACCCCAATCATGATGGATATTTATGTAATATTAGATATGTTAACTATTATATTGAAGGTAATGGTTCATATAAAAATTGTGAAAAACATATTATATCTGTTAATAAATTTATTGAATTTGACAAAAATTTCAAAATTATAAAAGAAGAATGGATGGACCTATTATTTGATGGTCGTTTATATATTGGTGTTGAAGATGTTAAGATTTTTTATGATAATTACAAAAATAAATTATTGTATATTGGAACTGGTTATCATTCTAATAATCAGATCGGAATTGTATCTGGTGAATATAATACAAATGAGAATAAATTTGAAATTAATGAATTAAAACAAACTTTTAATAAAACATCATGTGAAAAAAATTGGACATTTGTAGATTATAATGACGAAAAACATGTTATTTATGATTGGCATCCTTTAAGAATTTGTAAACTTGATAATAATAATAATAATATTAGTGTTTTTGAAACTAAAAATACACCTAAATTCTTCTCTCGAGTTAGAGGTTCTAGTTGTGGATTTCTTTACAACAAAAAGCTTGGAGAGAATGAAAATGGAAATATTACAATTGATATTGTAGAACCTGAAATATGGTTTGTTAATCATATTGTATCATACGAAACACCTAGACATTATTATCATATCATATCTGTATTCGACTCAAATATGAATTTATTACGTTATTCCGCGCCATTTAAATTTGAAGGAGAACCTATTGAATATTGTTTAAGTATCGTTGTTGAAGATGATAGAGTTCTAATTAATTATAGTGTATGGGATAGAACAACTAAAATTGGTGTTTATGATAAAAACTATATTGATTCTCTATTATTATTTTAAATTAATGATATAAATAATTATTATATTATTAATTATGACTACATTTGTTACCGCATATTTAAAAGTTTATGATGAAGAATATGATATGTCAAGAACATTTGAAAATCGTTTAAAACATTTTATGCTTTTACTAGAACTTGGTATAAATATTTGTATTTTTATTGAGCCTGAATTACAAAGTAAATTTAATGAGCTTGAGTTAAAATACAAAAATCTTAAAGTTATTCAATCTATAAAAATTAAACAACTTGAATTATATAAAATTGGAGAGGAAAATACACAATTATGTAATTTACCAACTAATAGAAATGAATTAAAAGATACAAAAAATTATATGTTTTTAATGTTGGCAAAACTAGAATTTCTTAAAAAGACAATTGATTTAAATCCATATGATTCAGATTATTTTTGTTGGTTTGATTTCAGTTTGCCATATATTTTTAAGGATATGAATAACACATTATTAAAAATAAAACATATATCAAATTGTGAATTTAAAAGTCATTTTATTTGTTTACCTGGATGTTGGAAATTTAAAATAAATGATTTGAATTATTTAAAAAATAACATAGTTTGGAGGTTTTGTGGTGGATTTTTGATTGGAGATAAAAAATCATTAATAAATTTTTATTCTATAAGCAATGAGAATTTTTTGAATTTTTTAAATCAAACAAAAACATTAGTTTGGGAAGTTAATTATTGGGCTTGGTTAGAAGGATTAGGATTTATATCACCTATATGGTATTTAGCTGACCATAATGACTCAATAGTTAATATACCTGATGTTTTTAGTTAATTTATGGATATTGTTGCATTATAACCCAAGAGGTTCCATCACTAACTAATGTTGCTGTTGAACCAGTTGCTCCTGGTAAAATTGAACTTCCGGGTGGGTCACCATTCAATGGAGAAACCACATTTTCTAGAGTATTAAATAATAAATCATATGAATTTACAGCAGTCCCTTCAATATTTTTAAACATTAGTTCACGTCCTATGTAATGAGAAGGTAAAGGTAAATATATTCTTAGATCAGCTGGAATATTACTTTGAGGGCGATTACATATTATCCAGTTATCAGTTGGTTCAATTATAGTCTCTGATGTTAAAGTTACAGGTGGACCTCTAGAAAAATTACCACTAACATCTAATCTACCATATACTACTAATGAATTTGATGGGTCTATATTAATATTTTTATTTGAATTAATATCTAAGTTACCGGTTTGGTCAAATTTAAATGTTGAATCAAAATTATTTGTCGTATCAGTTAAATTAATTTTATTTGTTATAGAATCTAAAGTAATCATATTATTATTTGTATTATTTGTTACATATATAGTAACAGGATCTATAGTTCCTGTTACAACTAGATCTCCAAAAATACCTACATTTCCTGTATATCCAATACCAGAAAATCCAGTTGAACCTGTTGGTTTTATAATTGTATAAGAATCTGTTATCCATTGAGAAGGTCCTGTATATCCAGTATAACCTGTAAAACCAGTTCCTGCTATACCTTGTGACCCTTGAGGTCCTTGTGGTCCAACTGCTCCTTGTGGTCCAGTGGGTCCTGTGTAACCATAAGGTCCTTGTGGTCCTGGTTCTCCAGTAGCTCCTTTACATCCTCTTCCAGTGGGTCCAGTATAACTTTCTCCAGCAGGTCCAGTATATCCTCTTTCTCCAACACCAGCAGGTCCAGCAGGTCCAGCAGGTCCAACAGGTCCTTGTGTTCTTAAATCGCAACATTTTTGCGAACCTAAATATTGTGGATAATTAGCATAATATCTTGACATTATATATAATAATTATAATAAATTATTATTTATGTATTAATTATTTGTAATTATGAGGAGGGCAATTGCGCCAAACAGAGCTTTATCTCACCCAAACTGGCAACATTATACTTAACAACTAAAGGCAAATCATTCTCAAGATAGACTTCAATTTGTTGACATAAATTGGTACACTTAATAAAATATCCTAAGTTTTTCAGAGAAAATTCACCTTGAATAATTTTAGACGAATCTTGCTTTAAAGTAAAAGACATAGAGCCATCAGATTCAGCACGATGAATTTCAGCTGATGCAAATTGACCAGAACATTTAAATATTAATTCATTACCAACAGACTTAATTTCAAGTTTTTCAGAAATACAAGTCAAATCACGAATAATTTTTTGAAAATCAGTAGAAGGTAAATTAATAATAGATGAAAAAGTAACAGCAGGATATTGTAATTCTTCTGGATCAGGTTCGATTAATCGTAATTTTTGTGTCTTACATTGTTTTATTTCACCATTCTCATATTTAAGTGTTAGATAAGAAACAATACCATCTACATAATCGGAATTTTCAATGTAGATTGTTAATGTTTCTTCATTTTCAATAGTGTTAATCAACTTAAAAAGATGAAACATATTAACACCAATAATAATTTTATCTTTTTTACACTCATAAAATTCAAAATTTTGTGCTGCTAAAAATAAATGTACTAAAACAGTATGAGATTTATCCATATTAATAATTCTCATTCCATCTGGTTCGAATGTGATATTGGTTTCTAATAAAATATCTTTTAAAGCCGTCATTAATGTTCTAAAAGGAGCAATTTGAACAGTCTTAATTGTTAGGACATTTCCTTCAGTAGATGCTAAAACTTGGTTGTTATTTGAAAATGCTGACATTATAGTAAATTTTAGGTTTAAATCTTTAAATACTTATAAGTTTAAATATTTAAACGCATATTAAAATAGAAATAACAAATTTTTCATTAATTTATTGGAAATAATTCCAAATTAATATGTATAAGGTGTAAATACAATTTCTAATGTTCCGCGTAACAATTGATTTATTTTATTAATAAAAATATCTACGGATTCAGCATTATATTCACGTCCTTTTGTTGTATTAAAATATAATTCATCTAGTAATTTTGTTATTCTTTTTGGTAATAAATCATCTATTTCAATGTGTTCAATAGAGTGTAATGTCCAAAATCCAAATTTTGTAAAAATATAACTATAGTCTATTATGGCATTTTTTTGTTTAATACTTTTTAATATGTCTTCTAAACTTGGATAAAATTTGATGAAGTTGGATGACTATGCCAGATGATTTTATTGTAATTTTCATAAAGACAATGTTTTCTAGATTCGCCCTGGATAAAAGGCACTTCGTGCTGTTTGACAATATATCCCGATGTGTCTTTTTCAATTGTTCCACATTCTTCATAATCTATATTGCTATCTATTGTTTTTT